GCGTTTTTTGTTTTTATGTCGACTCCGCCAGAATGGCAGGATGAATACAGACCAATCACTAGCGATCGAGGGCAAGAACGTCGGGGGCGGCTGGAACCGTAAGCCGATTGAGGAGCACGTGCGCGATGGCACTTACCGCAAGGACCGCCACGGGGAAATCCCGGAAGAGTTGCGGAAGTCGCTGCCGGGTGTGTTGGATTGGCAGCCGAAGCCGCCGGCCCGGCTGATCGCCGGCAAGAAAAGTCAGCAGCAATGGATACGAAACGCCAGCGACGAACACGCTATCCGCAACGGGTGCGTATATAATGAGCGGTTGGCCGCCCACGCGGTTGAATTCTTCGCTGAGTTTCTGTGCCATTCAAAGGGACAGTGGGCCGGGCAGCCGTTTGTGCTATCCGATTGGCAGAAAACCGAACTTATCGAGCCGCTATTCGGCTGGATACGTCCAGATTTCACGCGGCGGTTTCGACTGTCGTACGTTGAGATACCCAAGAAGAACGGCAAATCCACACTGGCATCGGGCATCGGTTTGTACATGCTACTCGGCGACGAAGAGCCGGGCGCCGAATTATGGAGCCTAGGCGCTGATAGGGACCAAGCGCGGGTTGTCCATAACGAAGCCGTCAATATGGCCGAGGCCTCGCCGCGGCTGTCGGAGCTTCTGAAAATCAATCACACGAATTTTACAATCAAGTACGGAGCGACTCAGAGCAAGTACCAGGCCGTTAGCGGCACGGCACGCGGCAAGCAGGGGGCCAACCTTCACTGCGCAATCGTAGACGAATTACACGAATGGCGCGGTTCGGACTTATGGGAGCGGCTGCGGTATGCCTTTCGCGCACGCCTGCAACCGCTGCTTTTCGTAATAACTAACGCCGGCGACGACCTGCAAAGCGTCTGCTATCGGCAGAAAGAGAAAGCAGAGAGAGTATTATCGGGTGCTATTGTTGACGATGATTTCTTTGCACTGATTTGCAACGTACCGAAAGCTGAGGCAGAGCGTGAAATCGAGGCAGTCAAAGACGGTGCGACGGAACTACCGGTGGCCGCGAAGTGTAATCCCGGTTTGGGATCTATTATTTCCGAGCGTAATCTGGCGAGCGATATACGCGACGCGATACATACCCCGTCAGAAATGCCAAACCTACTTCGATTGACGTACGGCATTTGGCATACCGGTACGGGTGCCTGGTTGCGGTCGACCGACTGGCAGGACTGCCTTGACGATTTCACCGAAGACGACCTAGACGGTTGGGGTGCGATGGCCGGTCTGGATATGTCGCGTACGGGCGATATGACGGCGTTATCGCTGATATTTCGTGACCCGGAAGAGGCGGACAATTATCGGCAACTGGCTTGGTTTTGGATGCCGTCGGCCACGATAGAAGCACGGCAGCATTTGGTCGATTACGCCGGCTGGGTATCGTCCGGGCATCTACGGATCGGCGGCGAGAAGGCGATCGAGACCTCGGTTGTATTTGACGACCTAGTGGCGATCTGCGACCGACACGACGTCGAGATATTGGCCTTTGACCCGATGTATGTTGACGAAACGCGGCTCGGCGAAATACTGCTGAATACTGAGGCGTTGAAGTTTCCGCAAACGGTAATGCAGTTTGCCGGACCAACGGCCGAGTACGAGCGGCTAGTAATGCTCAATCGCTTGCGACACGACGGCAACCCGGTGTTGGCCTGGCAGGCTTGCCACTGTTATGTCAAAGACGATTTGAATAAGAATAAGCGGCCGGTCAAACCTAAGCAGGGCGACATTCGGTCTATCGATGGGATCGTTGCCGGCATTATGGCGTTGCGCCTACAAATGGCAAACGCACAGGAGCCAAGCGACTACGAAGAATCGGGGGCGCTATTTGGTGCGTATGCTAGTGGCTAACTTGTTTGCAGTCGGCGGCGTAGCGGCGATCGTAGCCGGCGCCTGGATTGTCTGTCCGGCGGCCGGGCTGGTTTCGCTAGGCGTTGCGGCTATCCTGACAGGCATAGGAATTGTGAGGGTAGGAACATGATCGCGGACGCACTATCGGCAATGTTAACGCCAATGCGTGCGGGTGTCATATCGACACCCGGCCCCGAAGATGATTACTGGTATTATCCGGTTGGTGCTACATCGTCTAGCGGCGTTGCCGTAACGCCTTCGAGTTCGTTGCAGGTGTCGGCCGTGTACGGTTGTATTCGTGTCCTGCGTGAATCGCTGGGTTCGTTGCCGTGGCGTGTCTATCGTCGGCTGGACGAACGCAATAAAGAGCAGGCGCGCGACACTGCATTGTGGGAAACGCTACACGACCGGCCGAATTCTTGGATGACGCCTTCGGAATTCAAAGAGTTAGGCGTAACGCACTTATGTTTGCGGGGTAACTATTATTGTCGGATAATTCTGAATCGCGGTCGCACCGAATTAATACCCATGAACCCCGATCGGATAACGATTGAACAAAATGTGTCGGGCGGCCCGCTCACGTATATCTACCGTGATCCGGGGAAAGACCCGTGGTCAATGCCGCAAGAGCAAGTATTTCACGTTCGGGGCCTATCGCTAAACGGTGTGATTGGTCTTTCGGTAATCGAATTCGCTAAGAACGTTATCGGCGCGGCACTGGCTCAAGAGGCGCACGGGTCGTCGCTGTTTGAAAATGGCGGGTTGCCTACGTTCTGGATCTCGCGGCCGAAGTCGGCGGGCAAATGGACCCCGTCCGCACGGGACAACTTCCGCCAAGAATGGCGGGCAGTGCATTCGGGGCCGGAAAATGCAGGCGAGCCGCCGATACTCGGCGACGATATGGAAATACACGAACTGGGTTTGTCGAATCAAGACAGCCAATGGATTCAAGCACGCGAATTTTCGGCCGAAGAAATTTGCCGGTTCTTCGGCGTACACCCGCACTTGATCGGCACGAAGCAGCCGCACTTAGGCAACGTAGAGCAACAGTCAATTGAATTCGTACAATACACGCTGGGGCCGCTAGCCGTCCGATTTGAGCAAGCGGCGGACCGTGACCTGATAGACGACCCGGGCACGTTCTATACGAAAATCGTGTTAGATGCACTTATGCGAGCCGATTTGAAATCGCGATATGAATCGGCGAACATAGCGATCCAGGGCGGCTGGAAGACGGCGAACGAGATAAGGAGTTTAGAAGACCTAAACCCAATCGAAGGCGGCGACGAACCGCGGTTCCCGATGAATATGCAGCCGGCAGGCGGCGGGCCGGATGAGAACGAACAAGGCGGCCAGCCAGGTAAGGGGTTGCCGAAGCCGGCACAAACGGCCGAACCGGTAGAAACCGCAGCGGTCGAACCGGTAGCCATAGAAGCTAAACCGATCCGGCCGGCGTTTGAGATACTAATCGCCGAAGCTAGCGGCCGACTAGCGGCACAAGAAATCAGTTATTTGAAACGACGCGCGAATACCGGCCGGGGCGACCGAGAACGCTGGGACGAATGGGCCGAAGCGTTTTACGCCGATCGGTTTCTTGTCTACGTGCAAAAGGCCATTGACCCGATTTGTGCGGCATGGGAAGCGCAGACCGGTATCAAGCACCATGCCGGATCGATTGCCGCCATTGTCGCCAAGGGGAAAGCGGCGATCTTGAACCCGGACCGTGACCCGGTAGACGTTCTGGCCGAATGGAAAGACACCCGAGCCGACGAACATACCCGTACACTGCAAAGCCTGTTTTTTGAGGTAGACCAATGAAATACCGTAGTATCCTAAACGCCGTACAAAATACTGTTTGGCCGATTATGCCGGAGAAGCTAGAGGCAATCTGTGGTTTTCTGGAATCGGCCGCTTGCGGCGTGCCGATCGACGCGGCCACCGTGGAAAAGATCGCCGCACGCAACCGGGATCAGCGGGTATCGGCAATGGCCGGTTCTGTCGCCGTATTGCCTATCTACGGCACGATCAGCCAAAGAATGGACCTTATGTCGGAAGTCTCGGGCGGCACGTCTACGGACGTTCTGGGCCGTGAATTCGACGCACTAATGCGTGACCCGGACGTGTCGGCGGTTGTCTTCGATATCGATTCCCCGGGCGGTAATTACTACGGCACGCCAGAGCTTGCCGAACGGATACGGGGTGCCCGCGGCACGAAGCCAATCGTGGCTCAAGTGAATTCGTTGGCCGGGTCTGCGGCCTACTGGCTGGCCACAGCGGCCGATTCGATCATGGTGACGCCATCCGGTGACGTCGGGTCTGTCGGTGTGCTGGCGGTCCACTACGATATGTCGGCCGCGAATGAGGAAGCCGGGATCCAGCCAACCTACATTTATTCGGGGAAATACAAGGTAGAAGGAAACCCAGATTCCCCGCTCGACGATGAGGCCCGCGGTGAGTACCAGCGGCGGGTGGACGCGGCTGGCGATGTATTCGTGGCGGCCGTCGCCAAGAATCGCGGCACGACGCCTTCGAACGTCCGAAGTAATTTTGGACAAGGCCGGGTCTTCGCGGCAGACGAAGGGGTTGACCGCGGGATGGCCGATCGGGTACAAACAATGCAGGAGACGATTTCCCGTCTGACATCCAAGAGCCGGAGCGCATCAGCACGCCGGCAGAAAGCGGCAGCCGCCAGGCGCCGTTTGGATTTGGCGGGGTTATCGTGATCGGCGGCACGCTGCGGCGGCCACGGTCATAATTTTACAATCTAAAAGTCGATGTTCCACGCTGCGGCGGTTGCACGATTTGTGCTACCGCTACTTTCTTTTAAAGGAATATCGCTATGAACAAGCGTCTATTTCGCTTGCAAGAGCGCAAGAAAGCCGTCATCAAGCACAGCGAGGGTTTGCTTGAAGCGGCCGACGCCGAAGACCGCGACCTGACAGCAGAGGAAACGACGGCCTTAGAAACCGACGAAACCGAGCTACAGGAAATCGGCGTCAAGATGGAGTACGAGCAATCGCTCGCAACCCATCAGGATTTTTCACCGATGGATGGGTTTGAGTTAGACCCGCCAACGATTAGTAACCCGAAGCCGTCTTTCGAAGACGACCCGAAAAAGGGTTTCAAGTCTCCGCAAGAATTCTTTTCTGCTGTCATGCACGCCAGCCAATCGGCCGGGCTGCTTGACGATCGGCTGCGGCTGCTTTCTGGCAAGGGTTTCAGCGCTACTGCTGGTAGCGATGAGGCCGGAACCTACGCAGACCCGTACGGCGGTTTTCTCGTGCCAACTGGGTTTCTTCCTAATCTGTTGACCCGTAGTTCTGATGCCGATCCAACGGCCGGACGAACCACGGTTATACCGATGGCAACGCCGCGGGTGGATATTCCGGCACGTACGGACACTAGCCACGCATCTAGCGTGTCGGGTGGCCTTATCACGTACCGGCGTTCTGAAACCGCAGCGGTTACCACAACGCGAATGACACTGGAGCAGGTGTCGCTCGTTGCGCATCCGTTAATGGGTTTGACGTATACGACTGAAGAACTCTTGAGCGATTCGGCCGTGTCGTTTGTTGCGTTGCTAGAAGCTGGTTTCCGT